TGAGGCTGGCTTCAGTGACTACAGCATTGAGCTGGAGCATAATGTGGCAGTCATACTAGCACAACAGGAACGTAATGGATTCAAGTTAGACCAAGAAAGAGCCAGTAAGTTACTGACTGAGTTGATGGGGAGAATGAATGAGATTGAAAGAACAGTTCAACAAATCTTTCCACCAAAGGTGGAGGAGAGGGTATCAGAGAAAACAGGCAAGAGACTTAAAGATAAAGTCACAGTGTTCAACCTTGGTAGTAGGAAGCAAATTGCCCAGCGACTCCAAGAGAAAGGAATAGTGTTCAAGGATAAGACTGAGAAAGGTAATATCATTGTCAATGAGAAAACCTTAGCTGGTATCAATCTACCTGAAGCACGTTTGATAGTTGAATATCTTACACTACAGAAACGTGTAGGACAGGTGGACAACTGGGTTAATGCAGTGGCAGATAATGGTAGAGTACATGGTAAGGTGATAACTAATGGTGCTGTCTCTGGACGTATGACGCATCAAAGCCCTAACATGGCACAATGCCCTGCTGCTAAGGCTGACAAGGTAACAGGCGAGCTGCTGTGGGGTGAGGACTGTACATATAGCACTGACCTACGGGCCTGTTGGATTGTCGAGGAGGGTAATGTTCTCACTGGTATAGACGCATCTGGTTTAGAATTGAGAATGCTTGCCCATTACATGAACGATAGTGATTACACTAAGCAACTACTAGAAGGAGATATACATACTTATAATCAGAACATGGCAGGACTCGCGTCACGTGCCCAAGCAAAAACTTTTATCTACGCCCTAATTTATGGTGGTGGTGTGGCTAAGATAGGTGAGATAGCAGGAGGCTCACCCAGACGAGGCAAGCAGTTGGTTGATCAGTTCATGAGGAACTTACCAGCCTATGCTAAATTAAAAAATAAAGTGTTGACAGCCATGCGGAAACATGGTACTATACAGGGGTTGGATGGCAGGAGATTAAGAGTTGAGTCAGAACATTCAGCTTTGAATTTTCTCTTGCAGTCAGCAGGGGCTATCGTAATGAAGCAAGCCCTAGTTATTCTTGATCGATTGTTGAAAGAGAATAACATTTGGTACAAGTTCGCAGCTAATGTTCATGATGAGTGGCAGATTGAAACCACATCCGAACATGCGAATCTTGTAGGTAAGTTAGGAGTACAAGCCATCATTGAAGCTGGTGAATACTTTAATATGAATTGCCCATTGGACGGTGAATATAGGATCGGTAACAACTGGGCAGAAACGCACTAGGAAACTGCAACAAGGTCTAGTGCAACTTAATGTTTAAATTAAACTAAGGAAAAATCCATGCAAAATCACGACACATTAAAGATAGAAGGCACAGCATACTGGTTCTCATTCCTAGAAAAGAATGAAATGTCTGATAAGTATCAGGTAGATATTAGTGAGCTGTCTGAGGCCCAAGTAGATCGCCTTGAAAGTATGGGCATCAATGTTAAGAACAAAGGCGATGACCGTGGCTACTTTGTAACTGCCAAGGCAGTGAAGTATGCGCCTCGTGTTGACGATGCCGATGGCTTCAAGATGACAGACCCAGTAGGTAATGGTTCTAAGTGTACGTTTATTGTACGCCCTTATGACTATAACTTTAGAGGTAAGTCAGGTGTAGCTTTAGGTATTAGTAAAGCACGTGTCAATGAACTGGTTCGGTTTGAATCTGCTGACGCTGACTACGATGATATCCCTAGCCTATGATACTACTCATTGACGCAGACATACTATGTTATCGTATAGGTTTTGCCTGTGAAAATGAGAGTGAGGGGGTTGCTCGTAAGACTATGAGTAACTTCCTCACCAACATCATTGAAGATTTAGTAATGGCTTCAGATGATGATGATCATGCGGTTGAACTTTACTTAACAGGTAAAGGTAACTTCCGTCACGACTATGCTGTTACAGCAGAGTATAAAGGTAATCGTAAGAAGAACAGGAAACCTTACCACTTACCCATGCTTAGAGATTATTTGGTTTCTAAGCATGGAGCAATTGTAACACAAGGGGAGGAGACAGACGATCGTATAGCAATACGTGCTACACAAGCTGGTGATACATCTATCATCGTATCTCTTGACAAGGACTTTGATCAGGTGCAAGGTTGGCACTATAACTTTGTTAAGAAAGATAAGTATTATGTTGAGGCAGATGAGGGTGTCTTTAATTTCTATGTTCAATTCCTGACAGGTGACAGTGCGGATAACATCATAGGAGTTAGAGGCATTGGCCCTGTCAAGGCTAAGAAGTTACTTGAAGATAAGACTGAGATAGAAATGTTCAACACTTGTGTAGATAAACTAGGCAGTGAGGAGAGAGCTATTGAGAACGGTATACTCTTATACTTACGCAGACAGGATGATGAGATATGGCAACCACCAAGACCCGTAACAACGGACGATGGACAGAAGCTAGATACAAGTCCTTCATAGTCTCTGCTTTACGTGGGGCGCATAGTAAATGGGGAGTCAAGGCAGACGTTAAGAAATCTGCCAGAGTAAGTACAGGAAAGTATGAGTGTTCTCATTGTGGTAAGGTAGGGCAAGCAACTCTGCCTCCACTTGAGGGACAGAAACGCAGACGAAACAATGCTGCTGTTGATCACATTGATCCTGTCGTATGTCCCGATACAGGGTTTGTAGATTGGAATACTTATATAGAACGTATGTTCTTAGAAGAAGATGGTTATCAAGTCTTATGCTGGGAGTGTCATCACGTTAAGACTAATGATGAACGTAAACGGAGGAAGAAGAAATGAGACATTTAATTATACCTGATACACAGGTTAAACCTGATGAGGATTTATCTCATTTAGAATGGGCTGGTCATTATGCAGTTGAAATGAAACCTGATGTTATCATTCATCTTGGTGATCATTGGGATATGCCTAGCTTGAGTAGTTATGATGTTGGTAAGAAAAGCTTTGAGGGGCGACGATATACCAGAGATATAGAAGCTGGTATAACAGGAATGAAGAAGTTCATGGCTCCTATCTTGGAAGAACAAGATCGCTTAGTTCGTAATAAAAAGAAGCAGTGGAATCCTCGCTTTGTTTTTCTGCTAGGCAACCATGAGCATCGTATTGAACGTGTTATTCAGAATGATCCTAAACTAGAGGGACTCATTAGCCATGCTGACTTCCAGCTAAAGGAGAATGGTTGGGAAGTGTATGACTTCTTAGTACCTGTAGTTATTGATGGGGTATGTTACAGCCACTACTTTACTTCAGGAGTCATGGGTCGCCCTGTGTCCTCAGCTAAGTTGATGTTACAGAAGAAGTTCATGAGCTGTGTCATGGGACATGTACAAGATCGTGACATAGCTTATGCTCGTCGCGCAGATGGTAAGAACATGACAGGTTTATTTGCTGGTATCTATTATCAACATGAAGAAGAGTATCTAAATCCACAGACCAATGGCTCATGGTCAGGACTGTGGGTATTGAATGAAGTAGATGAGGGAAGCTTTGATGAGCTACCTGTGTCTATGAATTATCTGAGGAAACGTTATGTCGTTAACACTGGAAGAGCTGAAAGAACGCTTAAAGCAGTTGGATGAAACACTTGTTCTTGAACTACTGCAACTGGAGAGTGAAGATATTATTGATCGTTATGAAGATATAATCATCAATAACTTTACTGACTTAGAAATACAACTGGAGGATGTAGAAGATGGAGAAGCAGGAACCTACAATTAACTTAGCTGCACTGGAGACTCAGGTAGGAGGCGATCACTACACTAAGCTTGGTATACAGCCTATGGAGTATTCAATGCGCAATAAACTAAATGCTCTACAACACACAGCTATTAAATATATTACTCGTTACCCTGACAAGGGAACTGCTATCGAAGACTTACAAAAGGCACGTCACTGCATCGACATGCTACTTGAATACATGGAGGAATAATAATGGAAGGGCCGAAGACACGACTAAGCCAAGAGGTACACGCAACAAAGTATCGCAGTGAGGGCGAGAGTTTTAAAGAAGCACAGAATAGATTTGCATCCACTCTCGCAGACAGTGAGAAACATTTCTATGAGTTACGCAGCATCCTACTTGAGCAACGTTTCATGGGTGGAGGCAGAACACAGTTAGCTATTGGTTCCCCGAATCAGACTACAGCTTTTAACTGCTTTGTGTCCTCACCTATTGAAGATAGCTTTGATAGTATAATGGATATAGCTAAAGAGGCAGGACGTACTATGCGTAAAGGAGGAGGTATTGGTTATGACTTCTCTCGCTTGCGTCCTAAAGGTACTCTCATTGCCTCACTAGGTAGTCAGGCTTCTGGCCCGATTAGCTTCATGCGTATCTATGACAGTCTGTGTAAGACAGTGAGTAGTGCAGGGCATCGACGTGGTGCACAGATGGGTGTGTTGCGTGTTGACCACCCAGACATCGAGGAGTTTATCCATGCTAAACAGAACTCCACAGAGCTAACTGCCTTTAATATATCTGTTGGTGTAACAAACAAGTTCATGGAATGTGTACGTGATAAGAAAATGTTTGATCTTATCTTTGAGGGTACTGTATACAAGCAAGTGTTTGCTCCTGCCTTGTGGGAAATGATCATGCGCTCTACATGGGATTGGGCAGAGCCGGGAATTTTATTTATTGATCGTATTAATGATAGTAATAACTTACATTACTGTGAGACTATAGAGGCTACTAACCCATGTGGCGAACAGCCTTTACCAGCTAATGGGGCGTGTCTACTAGGCTCTTATAACCTAGTTAAGTACGTTGACTTTGATGATGAGGGTACTAGGAGCTTTAACTTTGCACAGCTTATGCAGGATATACCTATTGTCACAAGAGCAATGGATAACATTCACGATAACACTGTGTTCCCTTTAGAGGAACAAGCAGCAGAGAGTCAGGCAAAACGAAGAATGGGACTAGGCGTTACTGGTTTAGCTAATGCAATTGAGGCTTTGGGGTTCCCGTATGGTAGCGAGAAGTTTTTGGGAGTGGCTGAAGATATCTTTAGAATCCTACGTGATGAAACCTATCGTGCTTCTGTTATGTTGGCTAAAGAAAAAGGTTGCTTCCCTGCTTACTCGCCTGAGTACCTTAAAGGAGAGTTCATTAAAGGTTTACCTAAGACTGTTCGGGCTGGTATACGCAAGTATGGTATACGCAACAGCCATCTTCTTAGCTTTGCTCCTACAGGTACTATCTCTCTTACTGCTGATAACGTCAGTGGTGGGATTGAGCCTGTATTTAGTCATAGCTATGATCGTACTATTCAGACAGAAGATGGGCCTATCATCGAAGAAGTCATGGACTATGCATACCATACTTGGGGTGTTAAAGGCAGGACTGCTAACGAGTGTACTGCTGATGAGCATCTTGCTGTCTTAGCATTATCAACTAAGTATGTAGATAGTGCTGTGAGTAAGACCATCAACTGCTCTCCTGAAATGGCATGGGAGGACTTCAAAGCTATCTACATGAATGCTTGGGAAATGGGATGTAAAGGGTGTACCACATTTAACTCAGGAGGTAAACGATATGGTATACTTAATATAAAAGAAGAGCCTAAAGACAAGGAGGCAGAGGCTTGTTATATTAATTTTGAGACAGGACAGAAAGAATGTTCTTAGACATAACCATTCAAGAGTGGTTGATCCTATCTGGGGTCACTCTCTTGACCATTGGGCAACTCATGCGTTGGTATGATGAGGATTAATTTATAATGGATATCTTAGAGTTACTTGGTCAGATAATATGGATCGCAGCAGGGCTGGCAATATTCTTGTCAGTCGTGTTGTTTTTTCTTCCTGCACTTTATGAAGAGTGGAGGGTATCTAAACATTTAGTGGAGTATGACACAAAGATTTATGAAATAATACACTCAGCAATGATAGAGCTAGATAAAACAGGCAAGCCTGTGACGTTAGTATTTGGTCATGAGGAGGACAAAGAAGTAAACAAAGAAACCGACTAGTCTTCCTTGGCTAGTCGTTCATTGTGAAGTGCTGCACCGCCACCATACAGGCTATAAATTAATGGCCCTGCTATGGGAACAGCTCGTGCAGCCTTTGCAAAGTTATATTTCTCACCCTTCAGCATCTTCATAGTTTCCCTCTTCACTCTGGTCACGCCATCCCACGCAGCTTTAGGAGGAGCTAGCGTGGCTACAGCGGCCCCATATAAATCACCTTGAGAAAGGTAACGCTCATACACGTACTGGTTCATACCAGCTACACCAAATAGAGTCCACATAGCACGTGTAGGTATGTCTTCAGGATTCATATCCTTACCCTGTATCCAATCTTGTACAGTCCGTACACCCATATCAGCAGCAGTAAAGAAAGTAGAGAGTAGGAATAAGTTCTTAGCAGCAGTGACAGGGTTGCCTTTGGCTGCTTCCTGCCAAACCTTACGTCGAACAATATCTAATTGCTTCAATGTGAAAGACTTCAAGGTGTATACGATACGTCCATTAGGGTTGCGTAGGTATGCCTCAGGGTGTTGACTTAAAGCAGTAGGCTGCAAGTCAGTGATCTCATTGAAAGCTAATAGCTTAGTATTCTCAGTGACATTACCTAGACGTAGATCATTTATTAATGCCTCAGTATCTCCCTCAAAGTAACGGCCCAATTCTTTACGCAGCTTTGCTCTGCCTTTCGCTGTCTTAGCTAGTGCTTCATGCTTACGCATAGCAGCATTTATAGCAGTGTTCTTAACGTACATATCAACACTTGCAAATCCACTCCACTTAAACAGACGCTGAAGCGCCTTTGCTGTTGTGCGGTTGTCCTGTAGCTCATGTGCAATGGTGTGGTCTATGCCCATCTGAATCATGTTATATTTATTACCATTCATCTTACCGAACATGGATGCGATAGTATTGCGAATGCCATGCAGAGCAGCACTAGTAGCTATGTCAGTAAGGTTTAATATAGCAGAGAGGACGTTAGCAATAGTAGTAGCATAGCCAACATCACGATAACCAGCCATGAGTCCATGCATACCTTTCTCGCCCTCAATGAAACGAGCACCTAACATTTGAATAAGTTCTTGCTGTTCATCATTAGAAGCATCATACCGTACTAGTGCATCACCTATCATATTACCAATAGACTCATCATTACGCACAGAGATATCAACCACTTCCTTGCCATTAGCATCAGTGGTTACATTCTTAACAACACTCTTACCAAAGAAGTCATACTTTGCAGTGAGCTCAGTCATAGTACGATAGTAATGTGTTAAGGCAGATGCAGGGTCTTCATAAAACTTCATGTACTCAAGGGGAATATCATTCACACTCCGCTTACCTACACTGCCTACGCTTATACGGGACTTATCTTTAAAGATACCTTGCACCACCTTGTTGATAATCTCAGCTTCTTGGTCAGGTGTTAACTCTTTCAAACCATTCTTTACTTTAAACTCTTCTATAGCTTTAGTGAATGCTCCATCATGTTCACGCCCAAGCGCCTCACGTAAACCTTTCAAGTCTTTTACACGACGAGGAAAGTAGTTGTCTCTATGTGCTACATCAATGCCTCTGCTCTTCAACTCAGCATGGATAGCTTTTAATTCTTTACGAATAACACCCAGATGTTTAAGCATATGAGGAGGCAGGAGTTCATTCACTATATCAAAGCGACCATTCATTAACGCTAACTCAACAGCTTGTTTAAGGTTAGGTGGTAGTTGTTTCAGTTCCTTAAAGAAAGGCTCGGACTCTCTTGTCCTGCGTTGCCCTACCTGTTGAATATAAGTTTCATATTTCTGTAGGCGTAGGTATATCGTAGGAAAACGCTCACGCAATCTAGTAGACAATGATCCTAAGTAGTAGTCAAGGGTCTGAGCAACCTTACCTTTAGGCTTTTGACGAGGCGTCTGCGTAGGAAGCCCAGCAGCAGGCGTAGGAGAGGCGCTAGCAGTAGGGGTAGGTGTAGGTGTAGGAGATTGCGTAGGCGTCTTAGGCGGCAGCACAGGAGCTACAGGAGGTGTTACATTAGCTGCTTGCACACTCTGCCTTGTAGGAGACACAGCAAATGGCCCCTGACCACCTTGAGTTAATGGATCAATAGCACCTTGTGGTACGTCAGGACGAGCTGGTTCCTTGAATGGAGCCTCTTGTCTAGTCACACGAGGATCATTGAATGTTAAATCTTTAAGGCGAGCTGGTAACTCACCTGTAGCATCGTATGCTTCAATGTCCTTACGTGTAGTTTCTAGTGCGCGGTAGTCTCTCTGACGTTGACGCATTGGTTCAAGGGATGCTTCTACGTCTGCCTTATGTATCTCAGTAGCTTGTATACGTTCATCAATAGCTTTAGCTCTACGACGATTAGTTTTACCTGTGTCTTTCTTGTTCGCCTTAGTCGCCTGCTTTGCTCGCTTTAAACCAGCAATCTGCTCGTCAAGTTGTCCTAGTTGTTTCTCAAGGGAGCGCACCTGACCATCATTAGCTTTACGTGTACCAAGATCAGGCAGTGTTTCAGCTTCATCACGCATCTTCTGCGCTTCATTCTGAATGTTAGTGTCAGCTTGCTTCTTCTCAGCATCCAGTTGTTCATTTACATACTTACGTTGTGCAACCTTTGCCTGTTCTTCAGCTACCTTCTGAGGAGTTACTTCCTCCTTAGTATTTAATAAAGATTGTTCCTCAGACTTCTCATGTTTAGCCTTCTCAGCAGCACTCTTGAAGTCAGGACTCTCTGATAGATTAGTAGCATCTGCCTCCATCTGTTTCTTAACACTATCTGACGCATCGTTGTATAGCTTCTGTGCATCTTCAGCGTTGTCAACACCCCACTTACGGAAGAGAACACCTAATCCAGTACCCAGAGCAGCACCAAAAGCAGCACCATACATTAGATGTTGCTGCCTACTCTCGCCATATTCTTCACGTATAGGGGATAGTACGCCACCCACAGCACCAGAGGCCATGCCACCCACTGCCATATCTGCAATGCGACCTAGCTTTAATAACTTTGTGAATGCTAAAGGTAATGTGATAGGATCAAGAATAGCACCAGTAACAAGACCAGTGTAGCCCCACACAGGATCAGAAGACAATGCTACTTCTGCCTTGAAGTCACGCAGCATGGAAGTAGTACGTTGCTTGTCACGATTATCCTCAGAGAACTCACCCATCCCTGTAAGTTCCTGTATGCCTCTCATTGTAGATGTTACTTCATTCACAAAGTGAGTAGCGAATGGATCAATATCAATGTCATTCTCTTTAACATACTTAGCTGCTTGCTCAACAACCAAGCGGTTAAACTGTACAGGCGTGAGCGTCCCTACTAAATCTTTACGGAGCTGTACATCCCCCATTACAGGGTGTTTGATTGTAACGTAATCAGACATTCTACTTCCTTCTCAGATTATTTAGAGGCTGCTGCAAGTTGTGTCATTATCCATTCTTCCTGTGGCATAGGCTTCTTATGTGCCTTAACCATTTGACTTAAATACTGGGCGTACTTTTCAATCATCTTTGACAGTAACGCTGGAGGTAAAGAAGCTAATGGACTCGTAGGTTTCCCAGCGGGCGTGCCAACTATTTGCTCAGACTCCTCAACAGTGCGTACAGGCTTACCTGTTAAGGGGTCAAGCCGCTCCACATCCACAGGTAAACCAAACGACTTATTCACCTCATCTTGCAGCAAGATAACTTCTTGTCCAAGGTCTTTGGGCCCACCAGCAGATGAGGATGCCTGTCTACGTTCCCACTTCTGAGTCTCAGGGTTCCAGTGTTCAGTGACCTGTCGTTGTTCTGATTTATATCCTATAA